TGCTATTGGTGGTACATTATATGCAAATGGAAATATAGTTCTTGATGCAGCTAACTATACTTCATATGCTGCTACGGTAGGTCATACCCACGATTTAGGTAGATATAGCTTACAAGCTCCAGCATATATTGATGGATTAACTGGTGCGAATTTTAGAAGTACATTATTTGGCCATACTAATAATAACTTTAATATATCAACTGCAAGGTGGAATACAACACCAGCTATTTTATCTGGATTAGGTGCTTACGGTACTATGATAGCTTGGTCTGGAGCTGATACGCAAGGATTTATTGCTATGGATTATGCTTCTGGTAATGCAAAAATTGGTGGTGGTAATGGTAATAATATTAACTGGACTGCAATACTTTTACATTCAAGTAACTACAACTCTTATGCACCTACTTTAACTGGAACTGGTGCTTCTGGAACTTGGGGAATAGATATTACTGGTAATGCAGCAACTGCTGGTAATTCAACTACAACATCACAAAGAAACTTTAGTGGAGATATATCTACTACTGGTATGGGTCGTTTTACTGGATGGTACAATGGTAATGCTGCAACTGGATTAGCTGCTGAAATTGGTATATCAGCTGGTCAAGCATATATTATAGCTTATAATAGAGGAACAAATAACTACGGTACTTTAAATTTTGAATCATCTGCTGCTAATTTACAAATTGTTGGCTCAGTAGTAAATGTAACATCTGGTTCTTTACAACAAGGTGGAAACCAAGTTTTACACGCTGGGAATTATAACTCATACGCTGTATCTTCTCTTTATGGCTATGATGTGCCTATGGGCCAAACTGGCGATTGGATTGGAATGAGTACAGCAAGTGGTATATCTGGATGGACACATGTTATCAATATGGCTTGGTCGCAAAATAGTCAAGCTGATTGGGTAAGTCAAATTGCATTTGCTACACAAACTGGTACTGGTGCTTATTATAGAACAACAAGTGGCCCTATTACAAGTGCTGCTTGGATAAGATTATTAGATGCAAGTAATGTTGGCTCTTATGCTTTGCCTATTGGTGGTGGAACTTTAACTGGGAACTTAACTATATCAAGAAGCGCTGCTGATGTATTTTTGAAATTTACTAATGGTACTAATACTTATGGGTGGAATTTGACAACAACTAATAAGTTTAGACTTTATGATTATGTTAATGAAACTATAATTGTTGATATTGACCCAGCAGCAGCAACAAGTTCTTTTTACTATGCTAATTTTGAAATAAATTCTTCAGCTACAACTGGAGGTTCATTAATATTTAAAGCTGGAACAGCAGCAAATACTTGGGCAATAAATAAAAATAATACAACTGGCTTATCTATTACAAAAAATAGTGTATCTCAATTAAGCATTAGTGCTACTGGCGAAACAACATTAGTTAGTAGTCTTTCAGTTACTGGTGGTTATATTTCAGTAGGGCAATATGGTTTATCTTCTTCTACTTATAGTGCATTTATTAGAAGAAATGATACTTCTTCTTATGGTGCTTGGGATGTAACTGGAGTAAAAGGTGGTTATACTGGATTTGTATATAATACAACAAATCTACCTCATACTATGTTTGATTCATCGGGTAATGGGGGATTATATTATCAAACTGGTAGTAGATGGATAATGTATTATAACTATGCAGATAACTGCATAGGTATAGGTGGAGTTACAACAAATCCATCTTTTAGAGTGCGTATTAATGGCCCTACTCAATTTTCATTAGCAACAACATTTGCTAATAATATCATTGTTACCCAAACTATTACTAATAGTGTATTGGGTACTGGTATTGTTTATTCAAGCTCTGGGACTTTAACAAGTACAAACCCATCTGATATTAGATTAAAACAAGATATTAAACCTTTAGAATATGGCTTAAATGAAATAATGGCATTAAATCCAGTTAAGTTTAAGTGGAAAGATGGAAGTAACAATGGCGAAGAACAAGTAGGTTTAATTGCTCAAAATGTTCAAGAGGTAATGCCAGATTTAGTTAAAAATATATCAGAAGATAGTGAATTTTTAGGATTAGATTCTTACGCTATCAACATTGTATTAATTAACGCAATTAAAGAATTACAAGAAAGAATTAAAATATTAGAAAACAAATAAAAAAAAGAAAAATGGAAACAACTTTAACAAATGGCTTAGTGCCAATCGAACCAGTAACTATCCCTACATCTGGAGTAGCTACACAACTTTATGTACAAGCAAATAGCTTCGCAGCTTCTGCTACTAATTGTACTCTTTATTATTACTTAGCTGATGATAATAATATGCAAATGATTCAAGGTAATTTACAAATGACAGATGAGCAGTTTGCTACTTGGGGTACTGATAATTCAGTATTATACACAATAGTTGCAGATGAAAAAGGATTAGTTTTGTTATAATTAAATAAAGTATTAACTTTGTGATATGAACAACGAACAAATTTACTCTATATTAGGACAAGGTCTTGATATGGCAAACAAAAAAGGAACTTTCAGTTTAGCTGATTCTAAAGCTATTGCAGATGCGTTAATCGAATTAGGCAAGGTTTTAGGTTTAAATCAAGAGCAACAAGCTCCAACAATGACACCAGTAGAATAACTGGAATAGTATAATACTATATTAAAGAGTGTCTTGGCTAATCGCTAAGGCACTTTTTTATTATATTTGTATAAAAAAACATTATGTAATGAAGAACTTTGTCCTTAATAATTTATCTGCTATATACATTTACATTATAGTGTATTTTAGTCCAGTATTCCCAGTCTTGTTTGGCCTTGGGTTTATAGTTTTAACTGACTTTGTAACTGGAATGTTAGCAGCTAAAAAAAGAGGAGAAGTAATTTCATCAAGAAAAATGCGACCTACTGTAACTAAAGGCATAGGCTATATGGCAGCTATTTTAGTGGCTCACACATTTGAGAAATCTTTTATGCCAGACTTAAACTGTTTAAAAATAGTAAGTGGTCTAATAGCCTTAATTGAGCTTAAATCGCTTGATGAAAACATAAAAGACCTAACTGGCAAAAGCTTATTTAAACAATTCTTTAAAGAAGGCAAATGAAAATAAGTGATAACGGTCTAAAGCTTATTGAGTTTTTTGAGGGATTAAGACTTAAACCATACCTATGTAGTGCAAAAGTACCAACTATTGGTATCGGAACAACCATTTATCCTAATGGCAAAAAAGTTAGTATCAAAGATGCTCCTATCACAAAGGAACAAGCATACGAATACCTTAGACACGATATATCTAAGTTTGAGAAAGACCTAAATATCTTATTAGGCAAAACCATAGTCAATCAAAACCAATTTGATGCTTTATTATCCTTTGGGTATAATGTTGGAATGGATATAGATTCTGACACTAAAGCAGAGGGCCTTGGAGATTCTACATTACTCAAAAAAGTAAAAATAAATCCAAATGACCAAACCATTAAAGCAGAATTTTTAAAGTGGAATAAAGCTGGAGGAGTGGTTGTAAACGGATTAACAATTAGAAGAAATAAAGAGGCAGATTTGTATTTTAAGAAATAATCTTTAACTTGCACAAAATTAAGGGATTATGCGTTACAAATCTAACGACCTAATTGTATGGAATGGAATAATCACATATTACTCCATTATTAAGCCCCTATTGAGTTCCAGCGATTCAATAGACTTTGCACAGCACGAAGATATTTTACTTTATAACTCATTTGTATGAACGCAAACAGACCAAGACCAAGACTTAGCCTTACTGAATTGAATGTTAGGCAACAAAAACAATTATGGGATAAAAAACTTTATTCTGTAATGATTTTCTCCGATGTACACGGATGGTTAGCCGACCTAAGAACACTAAGATGTATCAACAGCATCCTAAAAGACAACAAATTTGATGAAGTATGTATCAATGGAGATATAGTAGATATGCCATTTTTGTCTAAACATACCCAAAAGTTGTATATGGATGGCATTTTAAACGGCTACACAGAGATTGGAGAGATAGACTACACGGTAGAACAAATCTTAAAACCATTAAGATTAAGCACAGATGCAGA